AACATCTCGCCCGCAGCGATGCCGAACTGCGGCAGGAGCATTTCGGTCAGTTCCGACGCGAGGACGGCGAGTCGCGGCGCGATGCTATATCGCATGTATTGCGCGTTCGCCACAGTCGCCGACGCGAGGTTCGCGCTGTTCAGTCGATAGATCGGCTCAGGGATTCCGGCGGCGTCGTAGATCCGCTTCTCCGTCGTCGTGATCCCCTCGACGTACTGCATCTCGTGCGGCTTCGTGCCGTACTGCTGTAGTTCAGTGTCGCGAAGCAGAAGGAAGTTTCCGGCCTTGGACACGCCGCGAATCGACTGTGCCAGATGCGCGTTGATCTGCGACATCTGCGCATCGGTCGTCTGCGGATGCGCCTTGAACACCATGCCCGGCATGCCGCCGTTCGACCATCGTGCCGCCTCTGATTGCAGGGCCGCGGCCTCCATGTCAGTCTCGGGGATGACCGACGAAAGCCAGGACACGCCGCCCGCAGGATGCACGGGCGATCCATGCTGCCGCAGGTACAGGACATCGGCGGCGTCGATGCGCATCGGCGACGACCTGTTCCGCCCATAGTAGTATCCGGCGATCAGGCCAGTGTCATCCAGCATCGGCCATGCGTACTCGCTTGGCATGATGTAGGCACTGACGGGATACCCGAGGCTGTTGCGTTCGCCGACATACAGGTACGTGCGACCAGCGATCTCCTTGAACCACGACAGCATCCACAACCAGAGCGGGCCGGTGTATACCGGGTCTGGATTCTGGAGCAGTTCGAGGACGGGATGATCGACGACCTCCTCGATCTCGTCGCCTGATCGCGATGCGTACGTCATCGACTTGCCGATGAGCGGGCGCACGGGTCCGCGACCAGTCAGGTACTTCACGCGCTGCCGATCGGCCACCTTCTCGCCGACGCCGTCGCGCACGCCAGCGCGACGATACAGGCGCAGGGTCTGTCCACTGATGACCGTTGCGTTGATGCTCGCGGCACGCCATGCCGTACCGGTCACGCCGCGCGATACAAGGTCGTAGTCGCGACCGGTGTTGTTCGCCCAACGGCTCGTCTGCGATTCGCCGGGCGTCAGCGATGCCGCGACCCATGACTGCGGGATCGTCCGCGGGTCTTCAGTCTCGATCGCGTCGGTTCGTTTGCGTTTTGCCATAGTCAAGCCCAACCACGTGCCTGCGTTAGTGTACTCGCCTCGCGGACGCTGCCGATCCATGCACCATGCGACGCCTTGGGTCCGTCGACATGCATGACGGCATATCGCATCGCATCCATGCCGTCGTCGTTCGCCTTCACAGGATCCTCCTTCGCAGCGCGGCCATCCATGCCGGGCGGGTACACGTACGCATCGAACTCCGCGAGCGTGCATGTCGGTCGCTTGGCGTGATACAGATCCGTGTCCGTCTCGACCGTGCATCCATCGAGGACATACAGGCGAGGGCGTCCGTCCGCCTGCACCTTGAGTCGATCATGCACGGCGTCGCGTCCGGTGCGATGATCCTTGTTCGCCGGCGTCGTCTGGATGCCAGCGACGGCGAGCGTCGCGCGATCCTCGGCATCGTGATCGGTCACGGTCGCGACGTATGTCTCGCCAGATGACAGCGCGACGATCTGCCGTGCATGGTCGGCAACGGTCCGCTTCGAGTGATAGATCTCACGGTACAGGTACAGGCGTCCATCGGGATCGATCGCGAACCACTGGCATACGAACGGGTGGATGAAACCGAAGTCGATCGATCGCATGCGCGGCCATGCGTTCCATTCCGGCGGCATCGACCTGATGACATGCACGGCAGCATCGAACTCCGGATAGACCAGACCCTCGGCCGCGGCCCATCGACCTTCGAGCAGTCGCAGTCGACGATGCCCTGTGAGCGTGCCGAGCCGATCGATGTAGGCACGGCCTCGGTCTGTCCAGTCGCCGCGGGCATGATCCCACAGCATCGGGTTGTCTTGGTGCCGCGCGTTGAACACGGACATCTGTCCGCGATCCGCGCGACGCTTCAACCAGTGTGTCGGGCTCGCCGGATTGCAATCGGCCAGGATCTGATGGTACGGGCCGCGGGCGTTTCGCAGTCGCGTCGTCAGCAGTTCCCAATCGTTCTCGGTCAGTTCCGTCGCCTCGAACGCCGCGACGATGTCGAACTCCGTCGACATGATCCTGTCGGGGTTGTCGAGGCCACCGACGACGAGCGTCGATCCGTTGGCGTAGTCGTACGACCAGCGACTGCGACGGCTCTGGTTGTTGATGTTGCACTCGCCGCCATGCACGACCGATGTCTCGTACGTGACGAGCACCGACTCCGTCATCGATGCCCGCGTCTTGCGGACGATCAGGCCGCGCGTGCCTGCGTGCTTCATCAGGTACGCATGGACCTTCTCGAGGATGCCGCGCGTCTTGCCGGTGCCCGCGGGTCCGGGCACCAACACCTCGGGATCGCGGCATCGCCATACGTCAGCGATCGCACCCAACGCCTTGTACGGAGGCTGTCTCATACTGCGTCGATCGGTGTCGCCACGTCGTACAACTTGACCTCATGACGCTCGGTGGCCTGGCCCGCATCCAGTCGCGCCGTCTTGTCGGCATGCACGTGGACCTCGAGGTTGTGACGCATGCACGCCAGAAGCAGTTTCACGCCTGCGGCCTGCACGCGCGGCGAGTCGCTGGACATCAGTTTGGCACAGACGTTCGGCAGCGCGGCGACGTACTTCGCCGGTACGGGAACGCCGCGCACGCCGTGATCATCAAGCATCGCGATCACGGCACGCACGTTCGCGCGTGTATGCTGGCCGTCGACGATCATGGACACCATGTCATCGCTCACGTCGTCGCCTCCGTGTCGTCGGGAAGGACATCGGTCACGTCGACCTCGCCGCATTCCTGCGTCGCGATCTTGCCATCGCCCTTCACGAACACAAGCACGTTCTGATGCGTCTTGACTAGTTTGCGTCCCTTGTGGAAGTTCGACGACGCCTGCATCGCCGCGCTGCCGACCGGCGTCACGAGGATTGCCTCGTTGTAGAAGTGCAGACCGGCGTCGCGGAAGGCCTGCACAGTGTCGCCAACGAAGTCGTGATAGTGTCCCCGCTTGTCGCGGACCTCGCCGACGACGAACGCGGCGAACCTATTCTGTCGCAGGCGTGCGCATGTCTTGGCGATGATCACGCGATAGGCATCACGGAAGTCGTCGTACTCCATGGTCGACAGGTCCGCGGGATCGTCGCTGTATACCTCGAGGTCGGCATACGGCGGACACGACAGGACGAAGTCCGCCGTGACATCCGACGCGATCGTGTCGATGTTGCGACTGTCGCCGACGCGCCACTCCGGTGCGACCTGATCGGGCTTCGCCTGCGACGATGCATCGGACCCGTCGCCGAAGATCGTCGCCGCCTGCTTGCGGTTGGCCTCGATCTGTTCCGGTCGCAGGTCGACGCCGACATATCGCCGTCCAAGTTTGCCGCCGACGATGCCGCGCACGCTGCCGCCGGCGAACGGGTCGAGCGTGACGCCGGACGGCGGACAGAACCATCGATACAGCAGTTCGCACAGGACGGGATCGAAGATGCTCGTGCCCTTGGTATACGCACCGGGTCCGACCGTCAGGTATCGCTTCTGGAACTCCTCATCGGTCAGCGTGCGACCTAGTACGGCCTGCACGCTGTTCTTCTGGTTGTAGTAGTCGGGCACCCGTGCGTGCATCGACTTGTAAACCAGTTGGTCGTCGCGTCCGCTTTCGGATGCGACGCCAGCATCGAGCCATGCACGCTTGCGATCGCGCCACCATCCGTCGCGGGCGTTCAGGACGGTCATCGGCGGCGCGACGAACCGCGCGGCGAGTGATCCGGTCATGCTGCCGGTCGATGGTGTCAGGTCCGACAGCATGGATGCCAGGTCTGCGTCCGTGAAGCCGGTATCGATCGCCACGTCCTTCGGCAGCGTGTCGAGCAGTGTCGCGAGTGTCTCGGTGTCCCACTCGGCCAGTTCCGCCGTGCGGTTGTCGGCCAGCGCGAACGCGACGGCCTCGACGCTGTCATCGTCGACGACGACGGCGGCGACGTGCGACCATCCCAATGCCTTCGCCGCCTCCAGTCGACCGTTGCCTGCACGCACGATCATGCCGGATCGCTGCACGACGATGGGCGCCCGTTGCCCCCATCTCGCCAGCGACGCCTTGATCGCATCCATGTTGCGCTGTCCGTGCCGCCTCGCATTCGATGCGTCCGGCTTCAGAGTGTCGATCGGCACGGCCAGATGCCGCAGGCCTTCCGCGATCCACGTGCAGGCCTCCCCCTTGCCCCTCCCAGAAACATCTACGGTCGGTCTGTCCATGCGCCAGTGTATCAGAGTGGGCGAGACTTGTCTC